ATGACCCCGCTAGCTGACGGAATCCACGCGCTCATGAAAATATCGAGTCCTGAATATGCGCGCAACGTGTTTTTGATGCAGTCGCAAAAAGTACAAGCGGAAATATTGAAGGCGGCGAAATGTTCAACTTTGGATGAATTACTGGAGAAAATGGAATGAGTCAGATATTTGTTTGGACGCCACACGATGTAATCACGCTCGTAGCGATCATTGAGGCGTGGCGAACGGGGTGCAGTAACGCCCGCGCGAACGTATAATGGCGTAGTTTAACAATCTCTCGGGAGGGGGCGCATGACACCATCGCAACGGCTGGAGAATTGGGGCAACTGGAGCAACGTCGCAACGGGCAGACCTAAGGGCTACCACGTCATTTCGCCCATGTTTCAGGGGCACGCACAATTCAAGGATAGCGCATGGGGGCCGAACGAGGCTGCGCCAGAGCCAGCTAGACCGGCAATATTTGAGGCCGATGCAATAAAAGTTGATGTGGTTGTTCGTGGGATGGATAGGTTAGACCAAGCGTTACTTAAAAACGCCTTCGTACTCAAATTCGCAACTTGGAAGCGGCTTACCCCAGATCAGTACCAAGACGCCCTAGCCGGTGCAATCGCAGAGTTTGGGGAGCGCGCAAAAGCCCCGAGCGTGGGAAAGCCGCGCGTATTGGAGATGCTGGAGGCTAAATGCTGGACAACCGGCGAAATCGCGGTTTCGGCGCGGGTATCAAGGCAGTACGTTTGGCAGATAGTAACGGGCAAGTCATGAGAACGGCCAGTCGGTAACGATCCGGCGTGAACGGAACCCGGCTAGCAGCGGCGCGTTGAATGATTCGCGCCGGATCGGGTACAGCTTGAACAGAGCGCGGGCCATGACGGGATCCGCTGATTTGCCAAAATGCTTGCGTACTGTATAAGACAACAGCCAACGTTCCACGTGAAACCGTAAAGCAAAGGCCCTAAACCGTAAAGTAACTTAGCTTGCGCTTACTTTACCAATCGCGCATAGTTTGTGCTATTGCGGTTATCAATGTACGCAGCCGATAGAGGCGGCAAGCAGCGCGGCTCACTCCCAGACGCCAAGCGTCCATCCCCCGCGGATTGCTTGCCGACCTCGCCCTGACTAGCCAGCAGCTAGGAGCCGATAGGTTGATGTAGATGGAATCCGAGAAAAAGAAACCCAAGCCAATATCAAACCCCTCAAGACGTATTTGGGGTGACGTATTGCGCCGCGCAGTATTACAAGCTGACGGTAAAAAGCTAAGAGCAATTGCAGACGCCTTAATAGATAGGGCGGCTGAAGGAGACGTTAGCGCAATCAAAGAGTTAGGCGATAGATTGGATGGCAAGGTAAATCAAGGCCTAACGCTAGCTGGCGATCCAGACGGCGAGCCGATTAACCACGCAATAAAGGTCACGTTTGTCCGCAGTCAAGTTACCGGATAGCTTCGGCTTTCTGTGGGACGATAAAGCGGACGACGGGAAGCAAGTACGATACAGGGCGGGGTATGGCGGGCGCGGATCAGGAAAGTCTCACAGCTTTGCCTGTGGAGCCATTCTTAAAGCTGCTACCACACCGATGCGGATTGGTTGCTATCGTGAAATACAGCGGTCAATACGCGATTCGGTTAAACGCCTGCTCGACGATAAGATTAAAGCGTGTGGGCTTGAAAACTTCTACGAATCAACAGATAACGAAATAAGGGGGAAAAATGGCTCCCTTTTCATTTTCAATGGTTTGCGCTCAAATCCCGATGCGGTCAAATCAACGGAGGGGCTTGATCTTGCGATAGTGTTTGAGGCTAACAAAGTCTCGCAACGCAGCATGGATTTACTGATTCCGACCGTTCGCAAGGCCAAGTCCGAGATATGGTTTGAGTGGAACCCGGAGTTTGCGACTGACCCCGTGGATGCCATGTTTCGGCCGTCCCCTCCACCCGGATCGATTGTCCGGCGCATTAACTGGCACGATAACCCGTTCTTTCCGGAAGTCTTAAAGCGCGACCTAGATTGGGACAGAAGCCGAGATCCTGACAAGTACGCGCATATATGGCTGGGCGAATACCAGCGCAACAGCGAGTCGAGGGTATTTCGCAACTGGAAGATAGAGGATTTTGAGGTAGACCGCGAGGCGATCAAGCGGCAGGGTGCGGACTGGGGATTCTCGGTTGACCCTACCGTCTTGGTTCAATGCTACATCGTAGGCCGCACGCTATACGTGTGCTATGAGGCCTATCGGGTTGGCTGTGAGATTACGGACACCCCGGCGCTGTTTATGTCCGTGCCAGAGGCTGAGAAGTGGCCAATCACGGCTGATTCGGCAAGGCCCGAGACGATTAGTCACATGCAGAAAAACGGCTTCCCCAAAATGAGCTACGCGGTTAAGGGTGCCGGAAGCGTAGAGGAAGGTATAGTGTGGCTCCAGTCATTCGACATTGTTGTTCACCCGCGCTGCACCCACGTTGCTGACGAGTTAACGATGTTCAGCTACAAAACCGACCCGTTGACGAATCAAGTATTGCCGATTCTGAGCGACAAAAACAACCACACGATAGACGCGCTTCGCTATGCTTGCGAGGGTGCGCGACGTGCGGACAAACCTAAAACAAAGGAAAAGAAGCGGCCAAGCATTAACGGCGGCTGGATGAGCGCATGAGCGGACTACACGAAAAAGCAATGGAGAGGTTTAAGCTCGCGCAGGATGCGTGGAGCGACAACTTTGACAAATGGCTTGAGGATGCTCGGTTTCGCAATGGCGACCAATGGCCGGAAAAGGTAAAGGAATACCGCACAAAAGCCGGCCGGCCCATGATGGTTGTCGATAAGCTCAACCAGTACGTGCGGCAGGTAGTTAACGACGGTCGAATGAACCGGCCCGCGGTCAAAGTTAGGCCAATTGGCGACGGTGGCGATGTAAAGGTTGCGGAGGCTTTTCAAGGCATCATTCGTCATATCTGTGACCGATCCAATGCGGATGAGGCGTTTGATACGGCCTTAGACTGCGCCGTAACTGGTGGCTTTGGCTTCTTTCGCGTTGCGACCGAGTACGCATCTGAGGGTACGTTCAATCAGGACATTTGCGTTAAACGGATACGCAACCCGCTAACGGTGCTGCTTGACCCCAACTTCAAAAACGCTGACGGTTCCGATGCGAGCTACGGATTTGTCGTGGAGGAAATGCCAAAGGACGAGTTTAAGGCAAGGTATCCTAATGCAGAGTTTGCAGATTGGGTAACAGACACAAAGAAATACGCGGACGAATGGCTGTCTGACGACACGGTGAGGGTTGTTGAGTACTTTCGCAAAGAGGCGGTCAAAAAGACCCTTCACCTGCTTGCAGACGGGACAACTGCGGATGACGAAACGCTACAAGCAGCTTTGGCCGCTGGTATTCTTGCGCCGCCCATCGTTGAAACGCGCGAACTCGACTCGCATAAGATCAAGTGGTGCAGGCTCTCGGGCGCGGAAGTTTTAGAGGAAAATGACTGGCTTGGGAAGTACATACCGATTGTCCCCGAGTTTGGCAACGAGTCTGACATAGACGGCAAAGTCATTTATTCCGGTCTGATTCGCAATGCGAAAGACGCGCAATCGCTTTATAACTACGCGCGAACGGCCTACGCGGAGAGGGTGGCACTTACCCCCAAGGCCCCCTTTATCGCCGCTGTTGGGCAGGTTGAGGACTTTGAGGAATGGGAGTCGGCTAACACGGAGAACCACTCTGTTTTGCGCTACTCGCCAATTGATGTTAGCGGAACGGCGCTTCCACCCCCGCAGCGACAGTCCCCAAGCGACATTCCCGAAGGATTCGCGCGCGACATGCAGCTGTCTGAGCACGATATTCAAGGCTCGATGGGGATGTATAACGCATCTCTGGGGGAGAAAAGTAACGAGAAGTCTGGTCGCGCGATCATGGCCCGCCAACGCGAAGGCGACACTGCGACATTTCACTATCAGGACAATCAAACCCGCGCCATTCGCTATCTTGGCCGTATTCTGATTGACCTAATACCGAAGGTTTACGACTCAAAGCGCGCCATCCGCATCCTCGGTGAGGACGGCGAGGCTGAGATGGCTGAGATCGACCCAAACCAACCGGAAGCTACGCGCAAAGAGGGCGACAAGACCATCTATAACCTGAACGTCGGTGAGTTCGACGTATCGGTATCGGCTGGCCCCAGCTACACGACAAAGCGGCAAGAGGCCGTTGAAATACAGATGCAATTGTTCCAAGCGAACCCGCAGTTATTCCAACTGATTGGCGATATTACCGTTAAGAATATGGATATGCCCGGCGCAGAGGAGATATCCAAGCGACTAAAGGCAATGCTCCCGCCTGAGATTAAACAGCTTGAGGATGATTCGGAGTCGCCGGAAGTCCAACAGGTCAAGATGCAAGCGCAACAGATGCTAGATCAGGCTTCTCAACAGATTCAGGCAGCAGAGCAGGGTATAGCTGAGCGCGATCAAGCAATGAAGGAGCAGGCTGACGAAATTAATGCGTTGAAACTTGACGCAAAAAATAGGCGTGACGAGAACGAAATCAAGTCAAACGAGACGCTTGTTCGAGCTTTCGACGCTGGGACAAAGCGGATGCAGGTGCTGGCTCCCGCAATCGCGCCCGATCAAGTGGCGCAGATTGTGCAGAAAACAGTTAGTGAAATTATGGCAACGCCAAGCCCCGCAACCCAAGAGATTGAACCGCTTATCCCCATAACCGACACGATGCAAGGCCCCGCAGACGCGGATATCTTTGCGCCCGAAGGAATGTAATGCCCGGCTTAAAAAACACCCAATACAACTGCGGCTATCAGCAAATTACCGCAGCAACTCTCGCATCCTCTACGGCTCTCACGGTTCCGCTGGTGCCCGGCAACCCTACCCGCGCAACGTATGCCGTTATTTCGTGCGAGGGTGACGTCGTGCGTTGGCGCGATGATGGCACGGCCCCGACTTCGACGGTTGGCATGATTCTCGCAACGTTTCCCGATGTTTTGATTTATGACGGCGATTTGGCTGCGCTCCGATTTATTCGCAACTCTGCATCTTCGATTCTCAACGTTTCTTATTACGCTTAACGCGACTAGCCGCTAGCTAGGATTCCCCACAAGGAACCAAATGTCTGATGTATTAGACGGCGCAACCGCGCCAGCAGTACCGGAAGCTACTTCGGAACCCGTAGCGGCCCCTCTTGAAGTGACGGCTGAACATGAGGGAGAACTAAAGCCGGAAGCCATCCCTGAAAAGATGTTGAGCCAGTCCGAGGTCAACAAAATCATTCAGAAGGAAAAGGCAAAACAACACCGTTCGCTTGAACGAACGATTGCAGCAGAGGTTGAGAACCGACTCTTAAAGTCAGGCTATCAGCAGACGCAGCAGCCGGAGGTCAAGCCGACAGGTGAGCCAAAGCCTAGCGATTTCCAAGATTACGAAGCCTACACTCGCGCATTAGTTGACCATCGGTCAGACCAACGGTTTGCCGAATTACAGCAACGACAGGCGCAGGAAGCACAGTCGCAGCGGCAGCAGCAACACGCTAAGACGGTGCAGGAAAAACTGGCCGTTGGTCAGGCGAAGTACGACGACTTTACGGAAGTTGTATTTAACGATGCCGTCTCAATCACGCCAGTTATGCGGGATGAGATCGGAGAGTCAAGCCTGTCCGCTGAAATTGCCTACTATCTGGGCAGCAACCTAGAAGAAGCTGACCGCATTTCGCGGCTTCGTCCGGGCGATCAGGTTCGTGAAATTGTAAAACTGGAAGCGAAGTTAACGGCTCTCCCAACACCCACAAAAACACCCCCTCCGATTGTGCCTGGTGGCGGCTCGTCAGCGACGAAGCCGAATATCTGGGCGGCTGACTACGACTTCAAAAAGTTTGTAGCGGCAAGACGGGCGGGCAAGTCATAACCCCACTCTAAGGATTCAAAATGGCAAATACACTAAGCGTCATCGATATGGTCGCAAAGGAGGCCTTGCGCATTGCGCACGAAAAGGCCTCTTTTGTTGGCTCCACAAACCGCAGCTACGACGATTCATACGCCAGAACCGGCGCGAAGATTGGCGATACGCTGCGCGTCCGCAACCCCAACCAGTACACGGTTAGCACAACTTCCCGCGTAATGGACGTGCAAGATCAAGAGGAAACCACGCAACAAATCATCGTCGCAAACCAGTATCACGTGGATATGCGCTTCAACTCTACCGAGTTGGCGCTGTCTATTGACGAGCTTTCAAAGCGTTACATCGAACCGGCCATGTCTGTTTTGGTGTCCCGCATTGACGGTGAGTGTTTGCAGACCGCAACGCAAGGCACGTATAACGTTGTTGGTACGGCAGGAACGGCTGTTGGTACGGTCACATCCGGATTCTCGGACACGTCCGCACTCGGTTTCGCCCGCGCCCGCCTGAATCAAGGCCTTGCACCGAAAGACAAGAACCGCAATCTGCATCTTGACTCGGTAACAATGGCGAACGTGGTCAACGGTTACAAGCCGCTGTTCCAGCCAAGCGACCAATTGGAAGAAGCTTTCCGCGAAGGTTTCATTGGCCGGAACGCTCAAGCCACATGGTACGAAAACGACCGATCATACGTTCACACGGTCGGGTCTGACGTGACTGTTTCCACATCTGCTTCGGCGGCTGTGACAAACGGCGGAACCAACATCACCATGAACAGTACCGATGGAAACATTAATCGGGGCGACGTGTTTACAGTTGCCGGCGTGTTCGCGTGTCATATGGAAACCAAGCAATCTCTTGGCTACCTGCAACAGTTTGTTGCTCGCGCAGCGTCCACTGGCGCTGTCTCGGTATTCCCTGCGACCTTCGTTTCTGGCGCTAAGCAAAACGTCTGCTCGTCAGCCGGAGCCGCGATTGCGGTTACTGCGTTTAACAGCCAAGTAATGACCTTTGTCGGCGTGGCAAGCACCGCGTATCGTCAGAATTTGATGTTCCACAAAGAGGCGTTTTCGTTCGTGACGGCTGACTTGCCGTTGATGGATGACGCGCTCAAGTGCACCCGTCAAACTCAAGACGGCCTCAGCTTGCGCGTATGGCAGGCAGGCGATATTCGCAATGACGAGATGCTCATGCGTATCGACATACTCTGGGGCTTCGCAGTTCTCCGTCCTGAGTTCGCATCCCGCATCACTAACTAACAGGAGTCAATCATGGCAATTGCAGTCAGCACGGAATCTCTGGGCTACAACAGCCCAGACGGAATGCAAGTCGGTATTACGCGAGATGACAAAATTGCGTTTTTCGGGACAACCCCGGTTACGCAACGCGCCGGCGCCAATCAGGCCAACACGGTCTTTGGTACGCAGTCGGTAACTTCGTTGTCCAGCGTTCAGATGGCGCAGATCATCGAAATTGGCAACACACTCACAGCCCTCGGGTTGTGGAAGGGTGCTGCTTGAATCGGGTTGCAATTTGCAGCCCAACTAGGGATCGACCGAACGAGGCCAATTTATCGGCTTGGGAACGGTCGGTTCCTGCTCTCGATGCGGCGGGGTGGGAACACTTCGCCGCGTGGGAGATTGGTAGCCCCTACATTTCGGGGGCTAGGGCGTCGGCATTAGGTAAATGCTTGGCGCTTGGCGTCTCGGAAGTCATCTTTGTTGATGACGATATGTCATGGGAGCCAGAGGATTTAATGACCCTTTTGCAAACGCAGGGGGATGTTGTGGCGGGAAACTACCGTTACAAAATGGACGAAGTGCGGTTTATGGGGTTGCCCGCGCTAGGAGATAACGGTCGCCCGATGGTTCGGGGTGACGGGTGCGTGCAGATGATTGGCGTACCAGCCGGATTTCTAAGGGTGTCCAGAAACGCAATCTCGCAGATTCTTGAGGCATATCCAACGCTTCGGATCGGCAACGATGGCAACGTTGACCTATTCAACCACGGCGCACATGATGGCGTTTGGTTCGGTGAGGACTTCGCGTTCTCTCGCCGGTGGATGGAAATGGGTAACAATATTTGGTGCCCGCCTCATTTGACATTGGTACATAACGGCACAAAAGGCGAAACTTGGGGTGGCACGTACCACGACTATCTGACGGGGTTTAAACCTTGAAAGCATTGCACGCAGGATGCGGCGGTATGTCACTACCAAACGAGTTGTCGTCGTATCAAGAATTTAAGCTGGACATTGTGGCGGGCGACGGGATTGATTACGTGGCCTCAATTGTCGATATGGCCGGTGTGCCTGACAACGAATTTGACGTGGCCTACATGAGCCACGCGCTAGAACACGTTTATCAGCACGAAGTTGTGCCAACGCTTAAAAGTTTTTTGCGGGTGCTGAAGCCGGGCGGGTTTGTCATAGTGATTGTGCCGAATCTTGACGGGCTTTCGCCAACGGATGAGGTTCTTTACGAGTCCGCGGCGGGGCCGATCACCGCGCGGGATATGTTTTACGGGATGGCCGGACTAATCGAGGATCACCCTTACATGGCACACAAAACCGGCTTTGTGCCAAAAACACTAGAGTCTGCATTCAAAGATGCGGGCTTTCCAACGCTGCACCTTAGCGTGCTTGGGCTTGATTTAATCGCTATCGCGGCAAAGGGAAACGAATGATTGTGCGAATGATTGCCCCCGATGGCGGCGCTACTCATGTTTACGACCACACGCAGTTAAATCTGCATCTTGCTAGAGGTTGGAAGGTAGAGGAGCCGGAGAAACCGATTGTGGTGGAGCCTAAGCCGCGTGGACGCCCGCCAAAGGTTAAATAATGGCAACCACGCAAACGATCATCAATCGATCCTTACGCTTGCTTAATCAGCTATCGTCTGGAGAATCGCCAACGGTTGACGAGTCGAATGACGCGCTAATGTCAATAAATGCCATGCTCGACTCATGGCGCAATGATCGATTGATGTGCTACGCGATTCAGACGCAAAACATCCCAATTGCCAACGGAAATCAGACGCGCACGATAGGGCCAACGGGCAATCTTGTTACATCGCGCCCGGTGGAGGTTCTTTCTGCATACGTCCTGAATAACAACATTTCATACGACGTTCGCATCCTGAATGAAATCGAATACGCCGCGCTCCCAGATAAGCAAACTACATCAAACTGGCCTGACCACATCTACTATCAGCCGTCGATGCCAAACGGCACGCTGTTTCTGTACCCTATCCCCACGGCAACATCTACGCTTGTCGTTCTAACAAGAACCGTTATTACGGACTTGGCGTTAATTGACACGATTGCCATGCCCCCCGGCTGGGAGGATGCGCTTGCGTTCAATCTATCCATTCGGCTTGCGCCCGAATATCAGGCGGCGGTATCGGGCGAGGTGCGCGAAATGGCCGTCAGAACGCTGGCCGCAATCAAAAAGCAAAACAGCAGACCGCTGAAACTTTACAC